CCCGATCCGCGAGTCAGCAATATGACCACGCTATGGGCCTGCAAGGTTATTTCCGCGATGCTGGCTATGGGCCCGTCGAAGTGCTCACCAAGGATACAATCGTTACCCCGTTTGATTGCGATCGAGCTACATTGGATGAAAAGAAACGAACGCGAGATCGAGCGGAAAATGCAGAACCGACCCAAAGCGGCAATCCGATACGAGAGAAGAGGACGGCCACCGTCAGAGCTACCCAAGCAGGTGCAGATGAGGCTCAAGGATGTGGGACTGAAATACAACCACGACACTCAACTGTGGTCCGGGTGGCAAACGGACGAGATGGTCATTATCGCAAACGAATTGCTGTCCTCGCAGGGCAGGCTACTGTAGACGGTGACTTATGAAAAACCGTAAACATGGATGGCAAGACAAAACGTCCGGTTACCGTTCTTGGCGGTATCAATGGAACGTAGGGGCTGTCCACGATGCAGATCAGATTGAATGGCGTGACGGCAAGCCTGTGGCTGTATTAGAATTAACCACAAACCCCGATATGAACGAGCATGTGCAAAGGGCGGTTCGGCATCGGCTCTGGACGCAGTTCTCGGGCAGGTCATTACGCCATGTGGCCCAAGCATTAAACGTCCCATTTTACATTGTATTATTTACCCACGATTTAAAGGATTTTGCCATATGCAAATTAGAAAGCGAAGAAAGCGAATGGTTCGATATGGGCAAAGAGGATTACAGGCGGTGGCTATCCTCACTTTGATTGTGATTGCCAAAAAAGCCTATGATAAGTTAACCCGATTTGATTACGAGGAGCCGTTAGGATTATGATAAAATTTGTCATTGCGAGCCAGACTAATCCAGATGAGCCATATGAGGTGTGGGCTAAACGGATGAAAGATAATTTTGTTGCTTGGCAATGTATGTGTAAAGGCCATAAATACAGAGGAACCTGCAAACATGTATTACTGGCTCAACAATGTATCGAGGATGGATTACGGGAAATGGTAGAAGTATCTGATTAGGTGGGTAGGGGGTCGTGACAGGCGTGACCCCCACCCATGAAGAGAATCACAATGTGCTAAAGCCCGCCACGACTTTTGATTGGCCTACTTGCTATGAGCGTCTACATATGCCTGCCCAAGCACATATGCTGATGCCACTAATGCGATAGGCCAAGTTACCTCTACGGCCCCCGTACCTGCCGCTGCTCCGATTGCAGCCGTAACACCTAATTTTCTACTACCTAACTTATCCTTCAAATCATTAAGAAATTTCATGGCTATCATCTACTCCTTTTGCGTCATTTGCATCAGAAAGCTCTATTAGCTCTTCTAATGCGGTTATAGCACCCGATTGACGTTGTACGAGTGCTGTGAGTTCCTGAACACGGGTTTGGGCCTCCTGTAAGGCTTGTAGAGCCTCTTTGCGATTGGCCTTTAATTCATCAAGCTTGTCTTCTACTGACATTGCCTGCCTTTCATGGGTTATTTGCGTTTTTTAGCTGTCTTAGCGGATTGCTTAAATGCCTTTGCAGTAGGCGCACCTTTAGTGCCTGGTTTACGCATCTTCTCTCCACTGCCTTTAGCTATCCGTTTGCGCTTGGCGTGGATATTAGCATATAGTCCTCGTTTAGCCATGGATTACCATTTCGTTTTGTGGCTCCAATAACGGGCCGACATTTTGGATGGTTTGCTGTCCTGAGCATTGTGTCGGGCATAGTAAGACTTTTTACGCGCTTTTTCTTTGGCCGTCCTTGGGTTGCTTCCGGCCCCCTTTACACCTTGTTGGCCGAATCTGATTGTCTTTGTTTGACCTCCGCTTTTTGCGACAACCACATGACTCTTGGTTTTGTGATTCGGGGTTCTCTTGGGTTTGTTGTACGCGCTTACGCCTGCCCTTGCAAGCTTGGGGTCTCTTTTCTGTGGCATCACTTACCTCGTTTTTTAGGCTTTGCTTTCTTCTTAGCTTTTGCAGCAGCTTTCTTGCCCTTTGCAGTGTACGGAAACTTCTGACCTTTAACCATTGGCATATGAGCCTCCTCATTTAGGTTTACCTATATCTAATTTATCAAGTTGGCGTTCAATTCGCAATGCGCCTAATTCATTGTTAGCCACACTTAGCAACGTGCCGCCAATAATAGTCCCGTCTTTATCTGTTTCATATACGTAAAATGTAGTGGTCGTAATAGCTGTCTTACTGATCCTTGCCGGCCTTCTTTCGCCACCTACCTGAATCCAGCACGTCTGGTTCTCATCATATTTACTTCCAAAGAATACCGCACATCCAGCCAGTATGTTTTCTATTGAGTTTTTCAAAAAGAGCAGCGCAAAACCAACTACAAACAACCAACTGTATTGCTCTACCAATAATCCAATGCCAGAGCTTTCAGAAAATCTTTGTAACGCTTCTGCGGCTTCTGTTTCCATTTTTTATCTAAGCGATTTTTAGGACTGCGCTTATCCTGTAATTTTTTACGGTTTAGCAATTTGTCCATCCAACTCCAAAAACGGTTCATGTTAACTTTTGTTGGTCGCCTTATACACTTCGGCAAATAGCACAGTCATAATCCAAACCATTGCACCATAAACTGCCTCATGTTCCCAAAATACTTGCCATTTCTTATCTGCTCCGTTACGAGCAAAAGGGAATCCGATTGTGTGCCATAGCTGATATAGGATCGTTATAAATATAGCTGCTCCACCTGACCAGGCTGCCGCTTTTTTGCCTTCATCAGAAGCTTTTTGTCGTTTGGACATTGTGACAATAGACCTTTTAGCAGACTTCAGTTCGCCCTTTAAGTCGTCTCGGTCGTGTTTATATTCTTTGGCCACGATGTTTTCGTTATTAACGGCTTGGCGTAGCTGTTCAATTTCTTTAACGGCCTCAATATATAATATCCTCTGCCTCTCAGCAGAGGGTATCTGCTCTGGTGGTGGATATTTTAAAGGACTCATTAGCTACCTATTGTAGGTTTCGTATCTGGAAAATCATCTGTAGCAGGCCAATTCCGTAATGCGACCCTATAGGCCATAATCGCAGTATGATCTGGATGGTCTGTCACTGTTACAAATTTATCGGTGCGATTGAGTTCACCATCTCGCCATGCACGACCTTCCAAAATAGCTATCTCTGCTTTTACTTCATCGGATTCTTGCGGTACAGGTATTAATTCATAACTACCACCACCTGCCACTGTCCTTGCCATTTCTTCAGACGCTACAATATTACCTGTCGTGCCATCCTCGTAAGTTATTTTATAGTCTGCCATTGTATCACCCCATTGACGTTGGAAAAATTAAAACAACCCCTGCACCACCTTTTGCAGTGTTACACCTGCCTGATGAAACCGTTGTGCGTGTAGCTCCAGAACCTGCACCCATAGACACCCTTGATCCGTAGCTCCACTCAAAAGAATCTGCTACAACCGTACCTTTGCCCCCTTCAAACGGGCCAGTGGGTTGTCCTATGTATTGTCCAGACCCAAGTCTGGAATCAAAACGGCTATTTGCTCCACCATTCATAATTTGCCCTGCTGTGTATTTGTTTGTTGGGTCTGCATACGAAGCTGGACTACCATTATCAGGCCCATTGTAAGGACTATTCATTTGCTCGTCATAGCTAAATAACTCAGGAAACGGAGCCAACATTACAGGTATGTCCACACCAATCGCGTTACCCTGTTGATCCATAGACCCTTTCTCTGTACCTGTTCCGTATACACCACCCTCCTGATACTGATTTAACGCGCCACCAAAAGAAAACTCGGCAACACTGGTTGTGGATGCGCCAGTAATACCTGCTTGACCTGCGCTACCCGTCATCCATAATCCTGTGGCACCTCCTCCACTGCATTTTTTAGTGGCATCGCAAGCACCACCTGCGCCACCTGTATAGTTAGCTATATTTCCTCCACTAGCTGTGCCACCTGCACCACCTGAACAAGCTGCACCTGACCCAACAGCCCCTGCGCCACCACCATTGCCTGTTAAAAATGCAGAGCCACCTACAGCAACAGTAGTATTGCCCCCTGCATTACCTGCGGCAGCAGCGGCAGCAGTGATTTGCCCTGAACTGGCACCCCCTGCACCGATTGTTATGGTATAAGCGGTTGATGCCAGAAATACGTATTTACTTACGGCTGTTCCACCTGCGCCTCCACCTGAGCATGAAAAGTCTACGTCTCGATTTGAATGTGCGCCTGATCCACCAGCTCCGATGCAATAAACTGTAGCCTCAATATTGCACGAAGGTGTCCACGTAGTGGTTGCAGAAAACATGACGTTGGGTAGGCCCGTATCGCCCCCTTTTTGCCCTAAAATTGCCATTCTATTTTACCCTTTCTTATAGCGAAGACCAGCCAATAGTGCCGTCCACATAAACCAGTTGCACTGCTCCATCTTTTAATAGTGTTCCATCAGCGGCTGCTGAATCAATGTTTGATGAATTACGTCCTACGGTAATTACCGCATTGTTGACATTTTTTATGGTTACAGTATCACCGGCAGACGGTGAACTTGGCAGTGTAATTGTAAACGCACTTGAGGCATGGTTGCCAATTAATTGATCGCCAGACACGGCTGTATAACCGCTCGTTTTGACGCTCCATGCGTTATACAGGCCACCTACTGCTGTGCCATCTATCGTGAATGTTTTGCCCGATGCAAGGTCTATACCACCATCATCAATCGTAGCGATTTCAGCTTCATCAATATACCAGGTGACTTTGCCATGATCGCCCGTACCACTTGCGGTTTTTGTAGTAAATCTCAGTTCCTCAAGCGTTTTATTTGAACCGCCATTTAAGGCTTGAATGAACAGTGCCTCTGTAGCTGATGTTCCGATGGATAGTGATGTGTCTGCGTTATTATTGTCATCGTAGATCGTGACATCACCAGCAGTAACTCCAAGCGTAGCCGTACCTGCACTTAGCGTGAGGTTGTTGTTGCCACTGGTATCAACCGTAGCAGCACCATTGAAACTCAGCGTGTCACCGCCTATGTCTACATCGCCCTCAAAATCAAGTGACCAAGATGCGGTTGTAGCATGTGGCGTAAGAGTTAAACCTGTAACAAATGTTCCGGCTGATGCTATGTCGTTA